CTAGACCAGAAAGTATTTCTTTTATTTCTTGTAATTCAACTTGTGCGCCTTTATCTCCTTCTGCGGCTTTAACTGAGACATCTGCAGCTTTTTGTCTTAAGCTATCTTGTTTATTCATATTTTCACCTAAATATTTATCTGCTTCTGCGGGAGTTAATGCTCCTTTTTCTCCTATTGCCAAAGGTTTATTTATATTTGGCGTAAATTCTCTTGCTGCGATTTGATTTGCTGCGCCATTCACTGTAGACGTTGGGACTTGTGATGTATTCGTGTTCATTAAAGGCTTAGTTGGTTGGTTCGCGATGAATGTTCCATCAGGCAACGTCGCCCCTTTAGGTTTTTCTCCTATTGCCGTTGATGTATCTATACTATTTATAGCTTGAGTTTCTTCTGGATTAAAACCAAATTGATATCCTCCAGCTGCACCAGAGCGCATTGTAGGTGCTGTTTCAGCAATTGTTGGATCTTTTGCGTAAGCTTTTTGAAATTCTTCAACATAAATCTTTTGAAGCTCAGTCATTGCGGGTTCTTGAGCTTGAGCTTCTCCTATGCCTTGACTTACAGAAGTTTCTGGTGCTTTTGATGTATCCATGCTCATTAAAGTTTGAGTTTCTTCTGGACTCATACCAAATTGATACCCTCCAGCTTCACCAGAACGCATTGTGGGCATTGTTTGAGCGATTGTTGGATCTTGAGCTATAGCTTTTTGAGCTTCTTCAATAAACATCTTTTGGAAATCTGTCATTGCAGGCTCTTGAGATTGAGCTTGTTCTATACCCTGACTTACAGAAGTTTCTGGAGTTCCTGTATCCCCAGTGGCCATTTTTGTAACTTGCTCTAATATTTTTGCTACATTTTGTGGCAATTGTTCTTTTTGGAAAGCTGCATCAAATTGAGCTGCCGCAATATTACCTGCATCTGCTGCTTGTTTGTCGTATACTTTTGCTAGCGCTTCACCTTCTGGAGTTTTAGTGGCTCTTGATTGAGTTGCTAAATCTTTAAATGTTTGTTCTATGAATTTTGTTTGTTGCGGTACAACAGATTCTTTTAATGCTTTATTTACGTCTGCACTTCCTGCGCCACCAGTTAATTCTAATGTAGCCATTCCAGCTTCAGCAAATCCTCTGGCTGCAGTATTTTCTAATCCATATTTTTTACCAGTTTGTGCTTTTTGAAATCCTCCGAGTAATTTTTCTACAGGTTCTTTTAAAGTTTCTGGATTTAAAAATCCTTGCATTCCACCTAGAGCTTTTGTTCTTTCTTGATTTCTAATTTGTTTAATTTGTTCTGCTAATTGTTTTGCTGCAATTACATTAGCAGTTTTTAATTCTTCATCTACTAAAGCTATATTGCTTTGCATTTCTTTTAAAGCGCTTGCTGTTTGTGATTGCAAAGCTCCTATATCACTTAAATTTAATTCTTTTCCTAAAGCCTCTAATTTTTGAGCTATAACTTCTGGTCCACCACCTTCTTTAACAATTCCTGCAATTTCAGCTTTCTTGTTTTGTAATCCAGTTACGTCTTGTTTATTTTGTATGCCTTCATCAATTTGTTTTTGAATTGAATTTGCAAAATTAGCGCTAATTGTCTCTGTTGCTCCTGCGCCTGCTTGAGCTTTTTCCGCCTCTGCTGCATTAATTCTTGTAGATTGGTCTATCGCTGCTTGTCCAACGGCCATTCCTTTTGCTGTGGTAAATGGTTGAGCAGTTTGTAATTCTGAACTTGCTGCTGCATTAGCAATTTTTGATAAGTTAGATTGTCTTACATTTGCAAGTTTAAGTTCTGCTACAGCTGAAGCTCTACTTGCTTCTGCAGATATAGCTGCTGCTTCTGCAGCATCTTGTTTTGCTCTGGCTTCTTTTTTCGCTGCTTCTTCCTCTGCTTTTCTTTTATCAATATCTTGTTGTCTTGCTTTGCTACCTTCTTCTAATTTTCTTTTAGCATCATTTGCTTCTAATCCTACTGTTTTAATTTGTTGAGCTAATAAATCAAAATTTTCTGCTCCTGCGGCTCTTTCATTATTTAATAGAGCTGTAAGAACTTCTTCTTCTTGGACACTTAAGCCCATTTTAGATAAAGTTTCAATAAATGCTGCGCCTTTTTGATTTAAATCAATAGTTCCATTAGCAATACCATCAAAGAAATCTTTATTCAAACCTGCTACAATTTTTTCTGCATCTGCTTTGGCAAATTTTTCTGCGTTTTGACCCTTGCTAGTATAAACTCCACCAGCTAATTGTGTGCTTGTTGTAGCGGAAAATCCGCCAGTTGTTCTATTAGTAGCATATTCTCCAACTCCACCAATAAGTTGTTCTCCAGTGATACCAAGATAATCGATAAGACCACCTATTCCTCCAGATTGTTTTGCCCCTTGAACTTTTGTTCCAATTCCTGCTGCAGTTTCTTCTTGTTTTTTCTTTCCGCCTTCTTTAGCTAAAGCTTGAGCAACAACATCTTGTATTTCTGTTAAATTTTTTGCAGAAGCTACTTGAGTTCTATATTGCGGTGGTACATCTAACAATGCCTCATATAAATCTTTTTCTCCTTTTTGAACATCTTTAAATGGTTTATCGCTTTTATAAATTTCTTGTAATTTTTCAAAAGTTGCTGCGTATTTTTGAGTAGAATCACTTAATCTACTAAAATTTTCTCCAGTTAATTTGCTATTTTCAATAATTTTATTTATCGGTGCATCTCTTATAGATTTAGTAATTCCTTCGATTGCTTGATTAAGGCCAGCAACTGCTCCAATTATAAGTCCCACTCGACCCGGAATTATTTGACTTATACTTGTAAATGTTGAAGCGCCTTTTAATATTTCTGAAGTAACTGTTCCAAATGCGCTTTTACTATCTTTATTAAAAGTTTCAACTATACCAGATAAAGTTGATAAAGCAAAACTAGCAGAAAACATATTATCTTTTAATTTTTTCATACCTTCTGGTATGGCTTGATCATCAAAAGCTTTTTTTAATCCACCTCCAATATTACCCATTGTTGTAGGAGCAAAATTTGGTATAAATCCTCGCGCTAAACTTTCTTGAGCTTTTTGAGAATTCTTCATTGCTTGACCAATTCCTTCTGGATGATCTTTTTTTACTGCAGAAAAATTAGATTGAGTATTCTTATCTCTAACGTATAATCCAACGCCTTCTTGGAAATCAAGTGCTGGATTTCCACCCATCTTTTTTTCTGTTTCCATTGCATCTTTAATAGAAGCGAAATTAGGAATATAACCACGAGACATTGCTTTTGCAGTTTTAATTTGACTTGCAAAAGTTGTAAATAATTTACTTTTTAAACCAGCATTTGTTGCGCCTTCTCCAACTGGACTTCTTTTCGAATCAATATGTGGATTTTTTAATTTTGGTGCATCTGCGCCAAATAGAGCATTAATTATTTCTTCATTATCAAAATCTGTTGGGGAATAATCCCAAGTTCTATTACCTTTTTCATCAAGATCTGCATTAGCTGCGGATTGATTTAAAGATTTATTAATTGCTGTAGATATTACTGTTTCAAAAATTCGTCCTGCAATTTGTGGATAAGCAGATTCATCTGCGACCATATCATTAAATATTTTTGTATCATCTGGAAATTCTTTTTTTAATGGTTTTAAAAGATCATCAGCCATTCCACGAATTGCATCTGGAAGATGTTTTTTAATTACTGAATCAAAATTCTTTTCATCACTTGGTAAAAGATTTTTTGGAACTGCGGATTTTATATCAGTAAATTTAATTCTTGTTCCATCTTCTACATAATTAACATCTTTAGTAGATCTGTCTCCATAACTTGAAATAACTGTTACATCTCCAGCTGGAATTGTTTTTAATGGAGTTTTTGCGCCTGTTGGTTTATTTGTTTTTGCATATTGTTGTACTGGTAATCCTAATTTTTCTAATTGTTTTGCTGCTCCCGTCTTTTTTGAAGCGGGTGCATTTGGATTATTCAAAGTAGCCCTTAATTGTTCTGGTGTTTGCGCAAAATTTGGAACAAATCCTAAAAAGTTTAATTTGTTGTAAAGTTCTTTTTGTCTTTGATTTCCAACTGAACCATAGGTTGGAATAACTGCAGAATCTCCATTTGAACCCATGCCAACGATTTCTATTTCTTTATTATTTTTTACAAACTTTTGACCATCTATTGTTCCTTGAGAGATTTGTGCTTTTGGATTAACTGCACCCATACTTCTTGCATTTTGTTCTTCTTGTCCAAAAAGATTAGGTACAAATCCACCAGCTTTAGCTTGTAATCTACCAGAAGTTGGACCAGATTTAGATACTGAAACACCCGCAGCAGAAAGAGAAGCAGCTAAAGTTTTTGACAATGTAACTTGCTGCTCCATTGCAAGTGTTTGAGCTTTAATTGTATTTAAAATTGATTCTTGGATATCTTTTAAAGAAGTTTGACCACTAGTAAGTTGAGCTATAATCGCTGGATCTTTTGATAAAACATTAAAAATTTGTTGTTGAAGTTGAGCTTGTTCTGCAGTTTTTGTATTTAAATTTAATATTGTTTTTGCTGCATCTGCAGTAAATACAGTTAATCTTTCAAAAATCGTAAATAATGCTTTTGCGCCGATTAATAATCCGGGTCCAGATAAAAAGTTTCCAATTCCTCTTAACAAGCCTTCTCCAATTTTAGAGCCAACATCTTCACTATCTCCTGCTCCAATATTTTCTAATATAGTATTTAATCCGCCGAAAACTTTTTTTAATGCTGGAGCTAAACTTAATTCTCCAATTTTTGCGCCAGCTGCAGTAAGATTTGCAATTGTTTTATTTAAAAGAGAAGCTAAGGTTGTATTTAATTCTTCATTTCTACGTATAGCTTCATCTGTTGCTCCTGTAGAAATTTGTAAAGCATTTGAAAATATAGAATACTCTTTATTCAAATCTCCTAAAGCAGCTTTCAATACGTTAATTTGGAACACTCCACCGACTGTTTCTGCAATTGAAGCTTTTTGTCTATCATTTAAAGTATCATATGTTTTTGCAAGACTACTTAGAATTTGAATAAGTGGTCTAGTATTTCCTGATGCTGTTTGAGTTTCTATGCCTAGTTGTTGTAAATCTTCTAAAACTTTTGGTCTTTGCAATCTTGTGAAAATTGTTTTAAATGAATTTCCAATAACTGCTCCACCTCTAGCAGTAATTTGTTGAGCAGAAGTTACAATAGCAAGTAATTCATCAAAACTAACACCAGCATCTTCCGCGCTACTTCCTACTCTTTTAATAGCTTCTGCAAGATCTCCAGAACTAACAGCAAAACTTGCGTCAACTGCTGCTAATTTATTAATAACTTCTGTTGATGATAGGGCTGCTTTTTGAAAACCATTAAGAGCAGCAGTAATAGCTTCAACTGAATCAACCGCGCCTAAGCCAGAAAGTCGAGTTAAGATGAGCGCATCTTGTGTCCTTTTTAAAGTTTCAGCAACTCCTAAACCTTGACGAGAAAGCTCTGTAGCTGCAGAAGCAACTGTTGAAAATGCATTTCCTGTATTTTTAGCAATATCAAAGAGATTTGTGCCAAATTGAGCCAAACTTTTATCTGTTAAATTTAATATAACATTAATGTCTTTTAAAGCTTTTTCTACTTCAATTGCGGCTTTAACGCTTTCAGAAAGAGCTTTTTCAACTGCATAAATAGCACTAGCAGAGGCTCCGAATGCAATAACACGAGCATTAGACGCTTCTAATGATTTTTCAAACTCACCTAATTGACCTTTAATTTTACCCAAGGGAGCAGAAAAACCTCCACCTTTAGAGTTAAAATTAAGGGTATATGGCTTAGAAACTAGAGCATCAATCTGCTTCTGAGCAGCCCTAATATTCGCTACTACATCAATTTCTAGTTGATTTCTACCTTGTGCCATACTAATAAATATTACACGATATTTTAATTAATTATAATTATAATCCATGTAATTTTATTATATCTTTCATACTCAATTCACCACCAGCTTTTTCGGCTTCTTTTGCCAAATCTATTATCTCATCTTTTTGATCAAAATTATTAATTGTCTTAATTTCATCTTTAGAAGCTCCCATATAAGTAGCTCCATCCTTTTCTTTTGCTCTATGCCTGACTTCTGAGGCGCTACCTATGTTTTTATTTAATTCATACCAATCAATTAATTTATCAAGATCATCATAATATTCTTCACTAGGACTAGCGCCTTTAGATAATACATTTTTATACATTAATCCATATGAGAATATTTCTAATTGAAACGTGGATAATTGAACTATTGGTTTCCCATAAAATACATAAATATCACTTTCAGTTAAGAAAAGGTTATTTAAGAAAAATGGCAAAGCTGCGATTTTTTTTATGTTTTTTTGATTGAAGTAATCAATCACAGTATTATAAATAACAATGTATTTAGATAATTGTTTAATATCTAAATCATCAAAATCTTCTTGGTTAAATAAATTATTTTTTAAATCTATATCTTTATATATGGATCTATAGATAATCATTTCATTTGATCTTTTGTTAGCATATTTTTCGGCTGTAGTACCTAATAATTCTTCGCGCTCTTTAAGTATTTCATTTGATTCTTTTTCTAAACCTTTGATTTGATTGGTTATCGTTGTAGCTTGACTTTTGATAACTATTTTTTTAAGAGTATCCCTTAGATTATCTATTTGTCTTTTATTAGAAAATATCTTCTTTTCTTTTTCTTCAGTCCATAGCTCGGCTTTATATAGTTCATCTATTTTAGATTTCTCATCTGGCAAGCCACGAATTTTGGCTTCATTAAAATGTTGTATATATAAATCTTCTATCGAACCAAGATCTGTTTCAAATGGATGTTTGATGTATATATTTTCAGAAGCTATATAAGAATATCCTAGAACGATATCTTTGTATAGTTTTCTTAAAAATCTATACTCATTACTTAGTGTCACTTACTTTGGATTCTGTTGTATTTTCTTTTTGTTCTATATCTGTTTGAATTGGAATATAGAATTTTTCTGCTCTTTCAAAATCTTCTGTAGATGAAATCTTACCCATATACCAAAAACTTATGAAATAAGCTAGCTTCTTGAATACTTCTTGCCAAAATGGATCATCTTGATCTTCTAAGGAATCATATTTATCTAATTTTTCTTCAAAGGTTTTAGCATCAAACAATGGACTAAAATCTTCATTTTGTTCATTTTTAATATGAGAAAGACTTAGAACCCACCACATAATAGTTTGATTTCTAGCTCTATTTTCTGCGGTTTGATCAAACAATGAAATTTGAGAAAATTCAACAGTTTGAAGTTCTTGGCGAATTTCGGTTAATTCTCCAATTAGACTTGCTATTTTTGTAGTCTTTTCTTCTGGAGAAATATTTTCTAAATTAAGAGAAACTTTTTGAAACTCTGTTTCTTTATTGTATAAGTCGATATATAATTTACTATACTTTTGCTTCTCTGGTTCACTCATAGCGCCACCATCATTTTGATATCTTTTTGCAAGTAATGCTTTTGTTAGAAGACCAGATTTAATTCCTTCAGAAAGTTTGACAGCGTAAAATAATTCAGCGTCATCAAATAAACGTCTAGTTGGTTTTTGTATTTTAAATTTAACTGGTAAGATTTTTTTTACTTTTTTTGTAGTTTTAACTTCGTTACCTTGTTCATCTTTTGCGATATCTATTTGTTCAAGTTCTTTTTCTTGATTTACTGAGAATTCATATAACCATTTCATATTTTCCTTGCTCCTTATAGTAGATTTTTAGACTTTAAAAAGTCTTTGGTTTTGTTAAAATTTTTAACTCCGCCAATAGTTCTTATAAACTTATTTTGTTTTTCTGAGTCCCAAGTCTTTATATGTTGTAAGGACTTGCTTTTAATAAAAGATTCAAAATCAAAATATTTAATCTTAAAGTCTTTTTCAAGAGTTCTTTGAATAGCTTGCATTGATAATACAGCTGATAAAGTTTCCTCAATGGGATAATTAAATATTAGTTTACTTTTCATTTTTAATTTCCATGTTTAATAGATCTAAGTTTTTACTTATTTCCCTAGCTGTTTCATTTCCTAAATCTAATACCTTTTTCCTTAAGTAATTATACTTATTATCATCAAAATAATCAACATTTTTTAAAGTCTCTTGATCTACTTTACTATTCAATTTATTAAGCATATTTACATGCTCTTCTTGAATATCTTCAATTAGATTAAGATATCTCTTGTAAAGAGAAGTAATGTTTCTATGTATTTGAAATAATAGAAATTCCTTAAGTTTAGGATCTGTCTCCATAAGCCTTATATTCCTTGTTCCTTACCTATGTTTACACTAAAAACCCCGCTTTCGCGGGGTCTTAGTAATTTTAAATTTTGTTTAAAATATTAACTTGATGTATTACTTTCGATGAACAATCCTTTATTCAAGTCACTTGGTCCACCGATTTGAGCACTAAACTCCATTGTAACTGATTTGTTATCACCGATTGAAGAACTAAATGATTGAGAATCTAGTTTTGCACCTTTTAATGTATACTTTAGTGCGTATGGAGTATAACTTGTATCACAATTATTACTTGGGGATCCTAATACGAATATTAGATCATAGCTTTTGCTATCATCACAAACTATATCGGATAGAGCGTTTCCAATGTTATCACTTCCAGCAATATCACCCATGATAGCTTCTACGCTAGCTGTAACTGTAACTGGGAATGTAATTTCTCTTGAGAAAGCATATTTACTACCAAGTTTTTGAATTGCATCACGACCAATATCAGTTGATAGTGAGAAATTTTGAATCTTTAAATCGCTTGCATTTACGCCAAGACCAGAAATATTTAATAGAACATCTCCGGGGCGAAGCGCAGTATATCCCACTCCTGTACTTGGAATTGGAATAGCGAATATATTTGAGGTATTTGCAGAACCGACAGCAGGATCTACGTCAGGTGTATAACCAGTTACTGCGCCATAGAATTTCATATTTAATCCTTCAGCAGCAACTGATACGGTTGGGAAACCTCCAACTGCAGCTTCGATTGAATAAGATGTTAAACCACCATTACCGATACCAATTACTCGACCTGCACCTGTTGCGGCTGTATCAACATTTGCATCTGTACCTTCTGGAGAAACATAAATATAATAATTATTAAGATCTTTTCCACCAGTAAGAATATTAGCTAAAGCACCTTTTGTACTTCCCAAAAAGAAACCTAATGCATTTTCATTTTGACCAGAGCTAGCATAATAAGTAAAATCTAAACTTACTGTTGGTTGTTCTAGAATAACACGATCAATTGCAGCCAATTGGCCGTATTGATTAACGTCTTGTCTTGTGATATCAAAACTATAGTTTGCATCTTGAACTCTCATTAATTGAGTTGGTGTTGCAGCTCCTGTAGCTCCTACGAAAAGCGCTTCACTTTGATAAATTACTCTTTTTCTTGGCATATTTTTATTTCTCCTTTGAAATCTTGTCTATTATTACAGTTAATTTTATATCAAGAGAAGTCATTTTTAACACCTTGGATAGCGTATATTACTTAAGGTAAAGTCTACAAAGGCTGGAAATACTTGAGTATTTCTTGGATTAAAATTAGCAAATATTTTGCTAATATTGACTTCTGTGATGTAAAAAGCGTCATTAGATAGATTAATGCCAGATGTTAACGTATTATAGTTAAAGTATCCACTATTTAATGAACCAAAATTATTAAATGGAGGAGGATTAATTAATGGCACATATCTTCTTGCGGTATCTTTTAATATACTGCAAACTGCATCTAAATTAAACATATTATCGGCTAAAACTACAGCCCTAACTTCTAGCATGGTCTGATCTTGGCCTCCAAGGGCAAATGGTTCATTAATGCCACCATTATTTTTAAGGAATATGCAAGGATAAGTTATGGATTCAAGGGCTAATCCAGTTGCAGTTTGAGTAGTTTTGGGTCTAATTTTATACTCTGTTTCAAATAGTAGTTCTTCTTCTGGTTGATTTGTTAAATATATATTGAAATCTTTAACAGCATAAGTTCCACTTAATGTTTTGCCAGCTTGACTTCCAGTGAAATATACTTGGCCTTGATTAGGGTTAATACCAGTTAAACCACTTTGACCAACTTTAATAAATGAATTATTAACATAAACTCCAGATAATAAATTAGCGCCACTTATAGAACTATCACTTACTACTTGTTTAAATGGTAATCCATAACTATAAAAACCATTATAAATATTTGTAATAGGATAAAATTGACTATTAAAATTTTGAAAAGCTTCGCCTTTTTTGAGTAAGATATTATCCATCCACATTATCATACTTGACATTAAAATATTATCTAATTGGATTTTCATGGCTTTATACTATTTACAAAATTTTTAATGATTTCTGACATATATCTTACTTTTTTAAATGTAGAACCTCTAACTTTATTTTCTACTTGAAGTGCTTCTCCAGAGCGACCTTTTAAGAATTTTTTGTATACATAGTATCCAAAACCAGATATGCCTCTTTCTACGCCAGTAGCCCAACTTCTGCCACCTTCCCAAGGCATAGGAGTTTCTTTTTGAATTGTATCTATATCTGGATAAGAAATTACAAATCTTGTGGATGTTTTGCTATTTTTTTTCTTTAAATTAAAACTTTTAACTAATAAAGCTTTAAGATCATCTGTTGGATTTTCTCCTGCATAAAAACCAATATAACTAAATAAATTGCCAATTCCATTTAAAGTATTTGAAATATTTGATGCATTTGGGCCTTCTGAAATTTCTTTTGTTACAGGATGATCATCAAATTCTTGAAGAAATTTTTCTTTGCTTTCTTCGTATTGTTCTGTTACAATATCTTGTGCTCTATTTTGAAATCCACCAGTAGATTCTATAGCGGTTTTTACATTAAAATTAACTTTTCCCATTATCTTGTTTCCTTTAGAAAGTAAACATAAAATGTATTGTTTTGATAATGTTTAACTATGCTTGTGCTGTAAAGATTAAATGTTTTACCATCAAATGTTATATTTTCTGTGCGATCTGTGTTGATATAATTTGCGCAATCTGCTTTAACATAAATTTCAACTTGTTGATCTGGAAATTTTAATTTGATTTCTGGATTTTCTTGTAAATTTTCGCTTACAGAGTATTTAATAACAGCATCAAATGTTTGATTTCTAGGAGTATAAGTATAATCAACAATGTTAGAATTTTCATCATATCCAAGTATTTGATTTGTTGTGTTTTGAACAATATTTTTGATTGGTTCTTTGTTTACTGTGATAGATTTTTTAAATGTCTCGAACCATGTATCGGCCGCATCTTCGTACCAAGTTTGATCTCCTGCGCTTATGAAACTAGTAGCCATAAAATTATTGCATTATGTTGTCGATATTTCTTATAAAATTATTATATGTATAACTTCTTCCGGGATCCCCTACGGTATCATCGCCAGCAACTTGAAGAGGACGAGCTTCATTAAGGTTGTAGCTTCTAATAAGAATCTCTAATTCATCACTAATTTGTTTTCTGAATTGAGCATAAGTTTTAGCTAATTCGTTCTTATTGATCTTTCTGGCGCTAAATCCATTTTGATTAATTTCAATGAGACTATCAGTGCTAGCTGCACCGAGAGCGTTTCTTAATAATCTCTCATAAAAATGAATAGCAAAAAGCATTTTAAATATACTTTTTTCTGTATCAGTGAATAATTCGCCACTATTTGGATCAGATGTGATTTCTAATGTTGTGTCGTCTATATAAAATCTTTTATTAATTGAAATATTTAAGTCCCCAATGTTTGCTCTAAGCCACCAAGCAATTGAAGCTATGCTCCAATCGGCTGGTTCATTCATTTCGCGATAAAGTTCGTCTGCAACATCAACAAGTTTTACAGGTGTATAAGAATTATTACTCATATAATAGATATTACACTATATAATAATGATTTTTTAGCTCAAATTTAAAAATGGATATAAAAATTGAATAGACCCAGTATTTAAGCCAGAACCATCATCAAGATAACTATTATTTTCACAAAAGCATAGTCTAAGGGTACAGGTCTGTGCTTTACCAATAGCTCCATCGTCTTGTGGAGTATCTACAAATGTTGGAATTTCTACTCTATAGGTTAAAAATTGCCATTGATTAAATACTGAACTTTGGTTTATTTCGTCAAGTTTTTTAAACTTAATGAATGCTGACCCAAGCCATTGATTATATGCTTCATAAGTTTTAGCTACATCATATGTATTAAAATATGTATAAGTAGAATTATTTCCAAGAAGATTAACTCCGCCACCATGTATTATTGAGTAATTTAAATAGGTATTAGAGAAAACAGGTGTAACTCTTGAAAAATTTATAGCAATTGCTCCAAAATTTAATGATCTCATTGGGTCATTACTAGTTACTCTATAAAAACATCCAAAATCAACATAAGTTTGAGTAGTAATTGAAACAGAACTAGCTGTTATAGTATACATACTCCAATCATTAGCAAGATTTGTTGTGCCTATAGGATTTTTTGTAATATTTCTTACTCTTGAAACGCCTAATCGTGAGCCAATACCAGCAGCTTTTAAACAATGAATATTTCCTCCTCCAGCTGGTATACTTTCGGCGCTGTCATCTGATTTTAAATAATATTTTAAAAATACATTATAATATGGTGAATATTGACCCCAACCATTGGGTGGACTTTCTGTCCATTTAGCTACTCCACCTTCAGTAGGTAAAACTATAAATTCATTATTAGGATATAAAGAATTGTTATTTCTTATAGATCTAGGAAGATAAGGAAAAGCTTTATTGCTACTTATAAAACCAGAAGAAGTTGATGGCAAGACTATCATGTGCTAGTATTTCCATACATTATGTATCCATCATTTCCTGTATGAAGAATTGAAATTGTTGCATATTGAGCTGCTGTTCTAAATTGATTATTATAACTATTGACTATAACATTAGATCCAATACCAGTAATTAAAATTTGTCCAGAACTAATTTGAATTATTGAAGTATTAAATCCTATTGGATTGCCACTAACAATTGATCCAGTTATTATAGTTGGTGAATTAGCAAGGATTACTCTACTATTTTGAGCTCCTGTTATATTAAAGTTTGCTGAAACATTTAAAAGATCTGGAGTAGCATTAATTAATTTAGAATTATTTAAATCTAAACCAGAAGCAAAAGTTCCAGAACCATTTGTTATAAGATTTCCAGTAATATTTAAATTTCCTGTAATATTTAGATTTCCACTTATTGTTTGATTTAGTGTGTTTCTAGTAACATAAAGTGCTGGAGTTACTCCTACTCCACTAATATAAAGTCCAAATCCTCCATCATTTGCTCCAGCTGGATTAAGAAGTGAGACTTCGCTATTAGTAATAGTTAATGCTTGATACACCGATGGACTTCCAAAAAATATTCCCGTTTTACCAATACCAATAGTTTTTGAGTTTAATGCCGATGTTTGTGAGTTATTTAAATAAATATTTCCATTTAAATTTATATTTCCCTCATTTTTTGGTCCACCAGCATTTAAATTAATAGCTCCATAAGTTGAACTTCCAACTGCTACTCCTGTACCTGCTGTTAAATTTATATTACCAGCTAAAAGAATACTTGCATTTAGTGCATTATCATTTGTTGCAATTAAATTTAAACTATCTGGAGTACTACCTTGAAATCCTGAGATTGTTCTTATAGATAATACTGATGAACTTGTAAATGATTTATTACCATTTATTGTTTGATTTCCAGTAGTGAATACAATGTTGCTAGATGAGGAATTTATATAACCACTTACATTGTTAATTTTTGTATTAAGATTAGAACCAGTTAAAGCAAGATTAATTTTTGTTGCATATGAGGTTAAATCTACTCCAGTTAGTACTGCATTTCCATTTACAAAAAGTCCACTAGTAAAATTACCACTTCCATAAACTGTAAAATTATTACCAGAAATAACTAAAAAGTCACCTTGCGCCGAGTCGCCAAATGTTGTATCTTGTATGAAGGTTTTAGTTCCAGAGATAGTTTGATTTCCAGTTGTAAAAACAATATTACTAGAAGTTGAATTGATGTAGCCACTTAAATTATTAATTCTTGTATTTAAAGTAGAGCCAGTAGAAGCAAGATTAGCAGCAGACGCGCTCCATCCACTGAGAGAATTTATTTTGCTATCTAATGTAGAACCTGTAGAAGCTAAATTAATTGCTGAAGCAGACCATCCGCTTAGTGAGTTGACTTTATTATCTAAAGTAGAACCCGTAGAAAATAAATTTGTTATTGTAGCATAATTAGATGTTAAATTTCCACTTAATGAGTTTACTTTATTATCTAATGTTGATCCTGTCAAGGCAAGGTTCGATATTGTAGAATAAGTAGAAGTTAGATTACCGCTTAAGCTATTTATTTTATTATCTAATGTACTGCCAGTAGTTCTTAAATTATTAGAAATAGCTGTATCTTGAGAATCAATATAACCACTTAAAGTATTTATTTTTGAGTTAAGAGTTGAACCTGTTAAAGCGAGATTTGCGCTAGTAACAAAAGATCCAGTAAGACCTGTAACGAAACCACTTAAATTATTAATTTTTGTATCGAGTGTAGATCCAGTAGTCGCTAAATTTATTGCTGTTGCATAGAGAGATAAATTACCAGTAATTAATATATTTCCACTAACAACTGGTGCAACATCAAAAGTTTTAATTCCACTTATGGTTTGTATTCCAGTCGTATAAACAATTGTTGTAGGTAAAGTTATAGCAGAAGCTTCACCACTTAATAAAACTCCAGTACCATTTACTGTCGGACGAGATGCAAATGTTTTTATACCGCTTATAGTTTGGTCACCAGTTGTATAGACGATAGTGGTTGGTAGTGATCCTCCAGCAGAAATTCCAGAAACATATCCACTTAAATTATCAATTTTTGTATTTAAATTAGATCCTGTATTAAATAAATTAGTAATTAATGTAGCGCCAGTAGAAGTTAAATTAACTGCTGACGCACTCCATCCACTTAACGAATTAATTTTTGAATCTAAAGTCGAACCAGTTGTATAAAGATTTGTTGTTGATGCACTCCAACCACTGAGAGAATTTATTTTAGTATCTAATGTTGATCCAGTTGAATTTAAATTGATAACTGTTGCATAAAGGGCTAAATTTCCAGAAATAAATCCACTAGGATTATTAATAGAATAATATCTAAGATCTAATTGTCCTGTATTTACAACTCCGCTTGGTCCTTGAGGTCCTACTGCGCCACTTGGACCAGTTGCCCCACTTGGTCCGATTGCGCCACTTGGCCCTACAGGTCCAGCTGGTCCTTGTGGACCGGGAATATAAACATTAGCAGCTAAATCGTAAGTTGGAGAAACTGTATCGCTAGTTAAAACAGAAGGCAAACTAACATTTGATGATACTTGTTGAGTTGGTGAACTAACACCTACATCAATTGCATTTGGCAAATTTACATCAACAGTAATATCTGCCATAAAATTATCTCGTTACTTCTGGTAGGATTGAAAATTTTCCCATTAATAGTTTAATGCTGTTTCCTGATATATTTCCAGAAGGATATCTTTCTATATCATAAACATATTCATTAACTGGTGTTGCAGCACTTCCTGTAGAAGGAATATTAATAGCTATTACGCCAGAAATATTACTTGTTATATTTGGTTGTAAATCTAAAATAATTATATCAGAACCGTAACTTGCTCTTACTTGACCGCGAACTTCGTAACCACTTAAATTAATTGCTGAACCAGTAGCATCTTTAATATTAAGAGTTAATTGTATGTAGTCGCCTTGAATTCCACTAATGTTATAACGTGTAGCCATATGAAATATTACACGGCTACACTTTTATAGCGAATTAATTTTTAAATTTTATCGTCCTTCTGAAAGAATATCTTTAGCAGCTTTTGAAGCTGGTTTATTATTTTTAGAATCTGGTCTAACTAAATATTGAGCAGCGTACTTAAGAAATTCTTGCTTTAATCTTTTTGTAAGAGTTTGACGATCATCAACTGGAATTAATCCAATTTTAATTGCATGAGCTTGAAGATCAGTTTTTACTAATCCTTTGAGATAAGTATCATATTCCACTGGATCAAGAGTTCCATACTTTCTTTTACCATCATCTCCCCAAATTTGGTCCAATGAAATTTTACGATGTTCTACTTTGCCGTGAGTTTGGCTAAGATTATCTAATGCTGATTTTTTACGTGGCATAATATGTTATTCTCCTATTTAATAGATTATATCATAAAACTATAAAGATGTCTAAAAAAAGAAAACCCACGGACTATTAATCCGTGGGCTTTCAAATTGTATAGTATTATCTTCTATTAGTTAATAGCTACACCATGAACTGCACGAGAATCAACGCAAACGCGTCCTTCTTCTAGGAATCCGTAGAATCCGATTTTCTCGGATCTAGCTGCGAATTGATCATCTGGAAGAGCGGTGAATGTGCCACCGGATTCTGCTTGACGAGCTACTGGGCGAACAAATGAATCCTTGGTTAGATCCAAGCCTACAATTAGTTCGTCTGAGCTAGCTGTGAATTGACCAGCATAAAACTCTTTAAAGAGTGTGTTATACTTTTGATTTGGTCCTAGCTCAATTAGATCATGAATAGCAACTCCATAAATCTCTTGAGTTCCAGCATTGCGATAGATATCTTCGCGTACTGCATCTGGTAGATTTGTTAGTACATTATTTGCTGGCAATGTACTGGAGCTAGTTGTGATACTAACTGGTTGGTAAGCAAAAGAACGGATATCTTCTTTAACCTCGGGACTAACGAAGAGATCTGTCAAACCGTATGCATCTGTGGTTGTGCCACCAGCATAAGATCTGTTAATTCTTTTGACTTGTGTCATAAGACGATTTAAAACGTCTAATGTAAATGTAACTGTTGTTTCATTTGCATCAAGAACGTTTCCACTTTCAGCAAGTGTTTTTAGAACTACTGCCCAAGCATTGCGTTCTTGTTTTACGAGAACTTCGTTGGCCATACGCTCTACAGCTTTACTAACTACATCGAGACGACCACGACGAGCATAACGCTTTAGGAAGCTGACAGCACTATCCAAACGATAGGTTGCAACTTTCATTTCTGAGAATCCTTCAACTGTTGAAGTTGGAAGACCACCAGCTACGTTTTGACTCCATGTGGTAACATAACCTTCACCACCATCAAACCATAGGTCAAGTGGGATAGAAGGACGATCATCTTCGTCGTAAGGAAGATCAGTATAGATTGCAGAGGCGGTTGCGGCTTGCATTAGAACCTTGGCTACGACTGGTCCTAGGAAAGCGGCGAAAGCTTGATTAGCTTCTGCGGCAACTGTGTTGTCACGGCTGCCCATAGCTTTTACAAGTTCGATTTGCTCTGCTGTGTTTTTGAGTTTTAATTTCATGTTAAGTTTTCTCCTTTACGAAATTAGAGCATGATCTTGATAAGAGCAGTGTTAGCTACTGCGTTACCAAGGAATTTGCCAACTACAACTTCAGGGTTAGTTGCTGTAGATCTAGCTAAATTAGCTGCTACAGAAATATTAGCGAGATCGCCAATAGTTCCACTAACTACTGCAACTTGTCCTGCTGTTGCGTTTGTAATTGAAGTACCACTATAAAGTATTACGCCACGAGTTAGAACTGGTACGGCTTGTCCAGAAACAACTACGTTCATTTCAGCGGCTTTACGTGGGTTGAAAATTAGCTTCTCACCATTTTCATCAAGTTCACGAACGTCTAGGAGGGTTATTCCAAGAACGTCACCAGAAGTAGCAATAGTTACTTTTGGTCTTACGCCGAATCTTTGTGAATTAGATAGTGGGAATGCAGCACCAACATTTCCTAAAAAGTCAGTTGGTTGATTTGCACTGGAACTTGTTGGTCCAGTAGTGAATCCTTCAGCAGATAGTTTAACAGCTAATCCTCTTGTTGCCATAACAGCAGCGCTTTCAGCGGCTCCGCTGAATGCAAAAAGGTTAAGCACTTCGTGCTCACTGTAATCTCTGAATGGTCTTAGTGTATGTGCCATATGATTATCTCCTTATTTATTTAATCAATTCAAATCCGTCTAATCCGAAAGCTGCTGCGTACTTTTCTTTTACGCTTGGCTGACTGATTGGGGCGGAATTTGGAATTTCAATTGAAGCTTTTGATCCATTATCAACAGCTTGTTCGACAACCTCTTGGGTTGTAGAAATTTCTTGCGCAACTGGTTGTGCGACTTCTTCAGAAGCTTTAACTACTTGTGCGTCTGAATGATCTTTCATCTCTTTGTCCATTTTTGCTTTTTTCATGGCTTTATTTTTTTCTTTCATAAGAACAGACATTTTGTTCTTATAAGCAGAGAAAGCATCTTCAGTTAAATCTTTGAGGTCAGAAGCAAGAACTTTACGATCTTCATCGCTGAGATCAAATTCTTCATCAAAAGATGCCATTCTTAGATTAAAGGCTTCTTCTTTTGCTTTTGCTTCTTTTTCGGCTTCGATAGTTGCTAACTTTTGACCAAGTTCTTCAACTTGTTTTTTAACTGCATCATGTTCAGCAGTTACTGTAGCAATTTTTTCGTTAGCAGCTTTGAGTTCATTTTCTTGAGCAGATTTTTCTGCCAAGAAAGTTTCATTAGCTTTTTTGAGCTCCTCAGCAACAAAGTCAACAATAGAGCTGGCTGTTACTTCTTTAAGGAGACTGTCTGTAATATCTTCGATTTTGGTTATTTTCATATATATCCTCTCTTTTTTTACATCTAAACTTTCCTCTTGGGAAATATTATTTTTTGAAGCTAAAATTGGTTCTTCAACAATTTCAACCTTTTCTTCCTCTTTTAATTCAATTTCTTCAGAGCTTTTATTGCTTTTTAATTCAATTTTAATAGGCTCTTCTGGAGGTGTTGCGACACCTTGAACATCAGCAGCTGGATTTAATGTAAATCCAACGCCTAGAGGAACAACTTTACCGAAAACTTGTCTATATACTGATTTATCATCACCTAATTTACCATTGCCACCAAATCCTCTTAGGTTATCTTTAATCTTTTCTATTTGATTAGCATCAGATACAATGGTACCATTTTCAATATTCTTTTCACCATTATCTAATACTACAACATTATAATCATTAAATCCTAATTCCCAACTAGCACTTATACTCATATAATTATCACTTGTTGGATCATTAGATTCTTCAATTTGATCTGCTAAATCTTTATCAACTACTTTCCAAATAACTCCACCAAGAGTAATATTAAATGGAGTTTTCATAGTTTTAATATCAGCTTCTGCTAGACTCTCATTACTTCCAAACTTACTAAAACTAGCAGATAATATACAACCAATAACTTGTTTACGGTTATGCTCAATATTAATTGGTTTATTAACAAAATTTTTAGCAATCTTCGCGGCAGTTTCGCCATCAATAACATCGCCATTTTTATTTACTCTATTAACAACACAAGCATCAAAAGCTACAGGAAGAAGATCAATATTATCTTCTGTGTTAATATCTGGTAAGAATTTTCTTAATTTATCGAGTGAAGCAACTGATAAATATTTATCTTTTTCTTCACTAACTACTGGACGAATTTTAATATTCGCGAAAATTGATTCAAACTTAAATTTTTGTTTTTTCATGATTTTAAATATTATCTAAACCGTATATTACACCATCTTCTTCATCATCGAGATATAATTCGTCAGCAGATAAAAAATCAAAATCATCAAGTTCATATTTTTTAATGTCTGCAAAAGCTTGATTTAAGTCTTCTTCAAGAATTTCCATATTTTCTGTTGCATCAATTTCTATTTCGTATTTTTTCATATTTTATTAGATTTTTTGATATTCTCCTCCGCTGTTAAAACTTGTAGATTCCAAGGAACATGGGTTCCACCTTTAGATAAAGGAATAATATGATCTACGTGATATTTTTTACCTGTTATAGTTTCAAAATATTTAGCTGTATCATAAAATATCTGACAAAAATCTTTTAATATTTTGGGCGATTTTATTCTTGTGTCTCTTGCTCTTTGGTAATTTGCATGTCTTGCTAATTGCTCTTGAGTTCTTGGCGCTTTTCTTTTTCTAGTTAACTTATTTTGAATTAAAATTTTATTTTTATAATCTAAATTATTTTGATATTTTGATTTTCTTTTTAAATTGGCTATAGGTCTATATTTTACGTCAGAGATTCTTTTTTTATTTTTATATTCTATAGTATTTTGACTAGCTTTATATTCTTTAAATTTATCTGAATTTACCCAATACTCTTTGTCTCCATTAATATAACTCCAAAAATATTTTTGGGTATTTATATTAAAATCTCCTCTTTTGAATTTATTAGTCATTTTGACATTAAATCCTTATCGGCTTGACGATAAGAATCCTTAACTTTTCCACCTCTTACCATTCTAAGAAATGCATTAACGCGGGCTAATGCCCAAGCAGTTCTTGAAATTCCGGGTCTATGAGAAGAAGAAAATGCGCCTGCGCCACGACGAAATACTTTCTTTAATTGACCTAAAGTTACTTTCTTTTTATTTTTACTATTATGTTCTTTAACTTTGTTCTTAAGAGCTTCAATTACTTTCTTAGAATATTCAATAGCTTTGTCGCTTTTTGTTCCTGCGCTGCCGGGTTTATTGCGAGATGATCCTTTGCGTCTTTCAGAAGGCTTTGATGGTGTTTGAGCAGCAGATTTTGGTCCTTTTCTTTCGGCATTTAATTCAAAGCCGTATTGATCAGAATTATAATTCATGCTATATATATTATACACTTACAGAGGGAGATATTTTAAATTAATTTTAATTATTTTTTATATAAATTAACATAACGGATAGAACATTATGTTAATACCAAGCGTACACAATGAAGGTCGAGACGGCAAGTCTGACACGATTTTATTGGTATCGAGGACCAAAAGTATCATAGATATTTTTTATATCAGTTTGAGAAAGAGCAGTGTTATATACTTGTATTACACCAACATCTATGTTGTTTAAATATCTTTTTATATTTGCATTAGTTTGATTACTTGGAAATGCTCCTGTTGGATTATATATCCTTCCACCTCCAGCTATATTTGATTTTCCAAGATATAAATTACTCCAACCGATTTGATTATTTTTATTTCCTCCTCCGGGTAATTTGCAATTTATAACATGAGAGTTTGATATTGGAGAATATATTGTTCCCTCTGTTTGGTAAAATCCGGGCTGAATTGGAGAAACTATAGTTCTTATTGCTTTTTTTCTTGAATGTCGATCTGTGAGTTGTCCATTGCCTCTAATTAATGGATTAAAAGCCATATATGCTGTTGTTTGTTGCTCGCCATTAATATAAACTTTTACTGTTGTTGGAATATAATAATAAATAAATGGACCACTTATACCTGTTACTGTTGAACCACATTCTACTGTTATTGATAGATGATAAGTTTCATTAAATTTATATTTAAAATCTGTCATAAATGAATGATTTTTATAATCATCTTGAATACTAAAAACAAAAGAAAAAGGTTCAAATTGAAATTTATAACCATTAACATTTCCAGTTCTTGTATAATGTGGTGATCTATATCCAACTGAGAATTGTCCAGTATTTAAGAATATTCCTTTTTTTTCTCTTATTATTTTATACCCATTCTTTGATCTATGTTGAACTGGTCCTTTTAATTTAATAAAACAAGAAAAAGTTTTAGAATTATTTTCTCGAAAAAGATTAAATATATTTCCTGCGCCCCCAGCTGGATCGCTTAATCTTAAAAGAGCTTGTTTTCTTTCTTTTGTGCCGTAATCTCTGCTTGCATGAAAATAATTTCTAGCTCCCACTCCAATATCAGAATTATCACTATACTTTTCATATGAAAAAAAGAAATTATTAAAAATAGCTTTTCTTTGAAGATTATTTAAATCATCGTCTTTATTTAATATTGTTCCTTTTGAATAAACATAATTTGTTGCTGGAATAATAGATGGATATTTTGCAAAGATTTTATTTAAATAAGGTGTTGGAATTCTATAAAGTTCGCCTGTTGGTATGGATTTATATCCATTATAATATACTGGATCAAATAGATAAATTAAATTTTGATTTTGAGGAGATTGAGCAACAGAGTCTGGAATGATTTTTAATGCGCCAAGTCCAGCTCCGGCTCCAGCTGGAAAATTTAGATTTCCATCTCCTTTATAGGTAATGTTTATGCTCATTTTTTATTTCCGTATAATGCTTCTGTTGCATTATAAGCTGATCCACTAGTTGGAGTTTCTGGATATTTAGTAGGCAATTCGTTGCTCTCAAGATTTGGTTCTGAGCAACTAACTAAAAAAAGCAAAGGCAAAATTAACACTAATTTCCTCATATAGTATTATACTTACACCTTTAATGATTCTTCTATTATTTTCGCTTCTGCATCTCGTCTACGACTCATGCCCTTTTCTATACTTCCACCAATCCAAATTCTTTTCATATTTCTTATTTGGTTAGCTATAAAAGTTAATGCTTTTTGATCATAAGTAGATACTAATTTCATACCATCTCGTATTAATTTCATCTCGCGGCGGCGATCACCTTCTAATGCATTTCCTCTATTAAATACAAGACTAACTAATCCGCCTTTTGCATCTTCTGGAAGATTATCAAAATTAGGAAAAGTTTGTTTTGTTAAATTATAGAATTTACTTACTGTTTTATTATTAAATACTTTTAGTGCAAGTTCCCAAGGAATAGTTATATCTTTTAATCCTCTTATAAGATTCTTGGCATTGTATCCTTTGATACCAACTACTTTATATAATCTATCAAAAGTTTCTTTAGGTAGATCTTTCCAATCTTCACTAAATTCAGTTTTATTTACATAACCTAAATCATAACCAACACCAATTGTAACTCCGCTTTGACCCTCGGGCCAAGCTGGATTTTTTAAAAATTTATTATAATAATTTTCGCCACCACCAACTTCAAATTCAAGAATAAGATCTAAGGATTTTTTATTTAACATATTTATATAGGATAATTTACTCCATAAAATCTAACTGTATTCCATCCATCTTTGCACATTACAAAGAATCTATAATAGTTATTTACCGAGCCTCCTGATGGTCCAGTGCTAGTTATATTAATAATACCACCTCCAAGATCAGAAATTGAATCAGCACTTATACTACTTGATGTTTTAGCTCTAATAACAACATAATTAGAAGAAAAATCTACTCCTCCAAGAGAATTTAATATTGTTGCTGGATCAAAACCTAAAGATGAGCAACTACTAGCAAAAGAAGAGTAATTAAAAGCTATATTATCAAAAGTAGCACCAATCGGAGCATTGTTTCCTGCAGTTTGAACTAATTTATTAATATTTTGATAACCGCAAGTGATAGCATATTTTCCTTTAAGATAAGTTTCAACTTGCTGGCGTTCTGTGGATGTTACTGCCCGATTATATGATATAATTTCTGCCACATCTCCATCTAGTTCATATCCAAAACCATAGCCACCGATTAAATCAAAGGTATTGCTTTCATCAAAAGTGCCAACCGAATCAACGCCGCCAGAGCTATTTGAATACGCCTTACCACCTCCATTTTGCGTTGCTGTTCCAATAAAATAATTGTTATTAACTTCTGCTGATGACCAAGCAATTATGCTGTCACCTTCTCCACTTCCAACGTCATTTTCAGACAGAATAAATTTATTTCTAGCACTTGCATTGTAGCTTTCCGATGTGATTGAGGCTATATACTTTCCATAATTTGAATCCGTTGACCAAAAGAACATTGATCCATTGGTGTTGTCATTATTTTTGCAAACAATAAAAATGCTGTATTCAGTCCCGCCAATGCTTGATGTAAGAGCCATCTGTTGCCCAGCCCCATCAAATCTTAAAACAGGCTTTGAGTTTAAGGTGTTTGATACAAAAGTAGGCCGTGTTCCTATTGATGAGCTTGCATTTCTCCCATTTCCACTCTGATCTGCCCAAGCAGTTACAACTTGTGGTGTTGTGCTGGAAGTTGTTGCTATAGGTGGGTCATCTGACGCAAAATATTGAAACCAAGGTCCTGCAAGTTCTCCTGCAGCGTAAAGGGGGGCTAAGTTATACAGTGCTTTCCAAATACCGTCTTCCGAATCAAAACTGATAAAATGAGTAAAGTCTCCTGCAACTTTATAAAAGGCACCCCCCGTCCAAGTATATGTCCCATTAACGGCTGCTGTCCCTGCATCGCTTAATGTAACTGAACTTATGAATGGAGTTCCGCCTTCAGTAGTTACCCCAACATCAGCCTTGAGCCATAAACTCAAACCTTGTATTTCTTTTGGATCAAATATATAATTTAATAATAATGTTCCGCCACCAAGATTTTGTTTTTTAATAGAAATCTTGTTATTTTTACTTGAATTATAATTCGCTTTTAAACGCCCCATTTTATTTAATTATTTATTTTATCTATGGTCTTGTCTAGTATATTATCTTGAGGTACTTTTTCTTTTAACCAACTATTCATAACACCAAAATAAACAAGATGTTCGCTACTAATAAGAAATAATTCATTGCCAAAATTATCTTTGTAAGAAGTTATTCCAGCGTCTTCAGTTAGATCAATTGCTTTTTCTTTTTTGAATTTGATTCTGTACATTTTAATTAGATTATTATATCGTTCGCGCGCTTGGCGAGTAATAAGAGCATCATCACCAACAAAAGAAATTAATCCACCATTATCTTTATCATATTGTTTTGGAGTAGTTGCGTCATAAGATGATTTGTCATCTTGTATTTTATTTGGCGTCACAGTAGCACATCCAACAAGAAGAAAATTAAGAACTAATATGCTTGCGAGCTTGTTCAAGGTCTTTTTCCTTTACTGCATTTTCGATTCCACTTTGATGATCAACTTCTTTTTGAGCTTCTTGGCGCTCTTTCATTTCTTTTGTATTCTTAGCGCCGAATACGTTATTGATTGCTGCGAATATTCCAGATACTGCTGAAAGTAATGCTGTTAATATCCCAGTTGGCATGATTACTCTACGTAACTTGCTGTTGCATCTTTGCATCCAGATGCAATAGCGTTAAGTACCTTTACTGCAAGAGCACCATTTCCATCTAGTCTAGCAAATTGTTGAGCGTAAAGATCTTTGATTACGGTAACATAATTTGCCCAATGAGTTTTTTCTGCTGGAAGATAATCATTAAGAGCTTTTTGAAGTTGCTCTGGAGTTGGAGTAGTTCCAACTGTTAGTGTTTCTACGATAGCAGCAACATGATTAATCATCTTAGCTTTTTCGATCCTATCGTTACCAGAAACTGCTTGATCAAGAACAACAGTACAAGCTAGTACAACTGCTGGCTTAACATAAGGAAGAGTATTTTCAACACTTGTTGCAACGTCAACTTTTCCAGTATTAGTAGTAGCACAAGCACCAAGAAATACGCTCAAGAGAGCAACTGCGGCTAATTGTAATTTATTCATACTTTTTCTCCATGTGTTCTATCTTTTGCTTCAATTGTTTGAGCTACTGTTCCACCAGTAACTGCTGCATCTTTGACTGTTAATGCAAAAATAATACCAGAAACAACTGCAATTAATTTTGAAATTCCTGTGATATAAACTTCTGCTTTATCTGGAAGAAATGCTACTAATGAAGGATCAGAATGAATTGCTATTGCTGTGCAAACTGCTACAACTGTTGTAACGCCAGATGAGCTAGATCTCCAATTTGGGCCAAATATTTTAGATAGCATAGTTTTCATAAGATATTACACTATATTATATTAGTGTTTTAATTATTATTTTTCAAATATATTATATATTTGTTCGATTTTTTGAGCTGATTTTTCCCAAGAGTAATTTTGGCATATTTGTAAGCCTTTATCTATTCTATTTTTCTTATTTTCTTCTGTTAAATTAATAAATGTATTTATTGCAGATTCCATAGATTCTTTAGATATTCCACAATTTATAGCTACATCTTCGGTTAAAAAATCTCCCATACCATCCACAAAGCTACTTAATAATATACTCTCGCTAGCAAGAGCTTCTAATGCAACAATACCAAATGGTTCATGAATACTAGGCATTATTACTGCGTCAGCCGCAAATAACATATCTATTTTTTCTTGATTATATTTAGGGCCAACATATATAAAATTTTTATCTGTTTCACTTCTTTTTATAACTTTTTCTACTAATTCAGCAGCAGAGCCTTTGTGTCCACCAATAATAATTAAATCTACATTTGGTGGCAATTTTATATTAACAAGAGTTTGTATGTTCTTTTGATATTCAAGCCTGCCAATATAAATTATTTTATATTTATTATCCCCCGGTAATTGAATATCATTTTGTTTTTTCCATAAATTTAAATCTATGCCATTTTCTATAACAAATGTTTTATGCCAAAAAAATGGAGAAGATTTCTTTGCGTAATTATTAGATACTTGAATAATAGTATCAGATTTATGCATTCCTTCGATCTCTATAGCTTTATGAAGTTGGTATAGTGGACTTGCATTAATATCAATATTGTAACTTTTAACTAATTCATTAATTGATAATTGAATTGTGGTTATTAATGGAACTTTATAATAATCTGCAAGAAACATTGCTGGCATAAAAGTGCTCCAATCAAAAGAATGTATAATATCTGGTTTTGGATATTCAAATGATTTTTTAATAAACGAATTTTGATTTAAAAATGGATAAAATAAAGGATCAATTTTTGTGGCGTAAACTTTTAATAAACTTTCTATACTCTTAAATGAATAGTTTCTACCAGCAAATTCTCCATTAAATTCACAATGCCCAATTATATCAAAATAATATTTATCACTAATATGATTTAAATTATTTCTTAATTGTTCGCCCATTCCACCCATTACATTATGAATAGAGTCAGTTAAAAGAGCTTGTACTCGCATTAAGTTATTATAAGTATATATAGAAAAAAAATATAAAAATTATGTATCAAAAGCAAACATATCTAAGAAAATACCAGTTGGATTTGCTCCATTTGGAAATCCTTGTGAAGTGGCAAATCGCATTCCACTTGGACCATGATTTCTGAAAGCCATATTTAACCAGCTATTATTTGCTGCATCTGTTGTTAACCATGCAGATTCAAAAACAATATGACAACCAGTGCTATTTGAACTTACTCCTCCTGCTCCACAAGCGTTAAATGGATTACAATTAAGACCGCCTGCATTAGCAGTGTAAAATCCAACTAAAAATCCTGTTAGATATTGAGCTGCATTTTGAGCATATGTTATACCAGTTTTTAGATACAGGTTTGGCATACTATTTCCCGACATAATATATTCAATAAAAGATAAGTCTGTCAAAGATTTTGTAGTATATGCCTGATTAAAATCTCTAGTTACATATAAAAAGTCAGTATTTTTTGTTGCATCAATCATATTAAATGTGCCAAAACGATTTGTGGTGCTAGATCCACCAATAGCATAACCACCGCCATAAGGTGAAAATTCTATAGCGCAATTATTAGTAACAGTTGTGCTACTATTAAACATAAATTCATTATGTGTTCCGTTCTTGTTTGCTGCAGAAACATTTACTAAAGCTAAACCTCTAGATGCTACAACTCTTTCAAAAGATGGTCTTGGAACATTTCCAGTAGTTGAAAAAAGAATCATAGCTTCGTTTGGATTATTTAAAATTCCAAGGTTGCCAGAATAAACTTGTCTAGAGAATGGGGCTATTCCAGTTAAAATATTTATTCTACCAGTTTTAATTCCTCCATCAAAAAAGAAATTCAATGGATTTCTCATAAAATTAAAACTACTGTTAATTCTATTTGTAGTTAGATTTCCGGTAACAATATTTACTCCAGAAGGTGTGATTCTAGCTATCGTACTTCCAGCTGTAGTTCCTCCAGCGTGAAATTCTATAGCTCTTCCGGCTGTTCTTGTTCCAATATCTAAATTTCCACCATCTATAAATAAGTATCCATCCAGACCACTTCCATTAGTAAACGCTGGATCATCATATCCACTATTATTTATGCCAAGGTTAATATAATTACTATTGTCTGTTCCATTGTTGGCTGTTATAACTAGATCTGCACTAGCAAATGCACCGCTTGCGCGATTTTGAATATTAAGTTGCATGTAGCTATTTCCGCTACCAACTACTGAAAGTGGATTATTTAATAATGGAGTAGCTGACACTCCACCATTAGAGAAAATACCAGAATCAAAAAACGTTTTAACTCCAGAAATAGTTTGATTTCCAGTATTATATACTAAATTATTTGCAAAAAGTGTCGTAAAATAACCCGTGTATCCACTAAAATTACCTGTGACTGTTGTATCTATGATTTCATTATATCTTATTGTTCCTCCAACAGTAAGATTTCCAGAAACAGTTAAATTATTTCCTAAACTTACATCTGCTCCATTTATAGTTACTGATACTCCAGAAAGACTAAGAGTATCAATATTATTCAAATCTAAAGCATTAAATACGCCAGTACCACTAACATTAAAAACACTATCAATTAAATAAACATTTGTTCCACTTACTACTATTTGACCAACATCATTAATATTAATTCCTGTGCCGCCGCCATATGTTATTTCATATTGATTAGATGCAATAACATTTTGAACTGCACCAGAAAGATCAGCTTGATTAATTTGCTTTGCGCGAATTAGATTATCAGCCATTTTTTATATCCTCAGATTTTTTACTATGATAAAGGATACTAGCAACATAAGTGTCTAATCCATGCTCTACAGCTATACTTTCAATATCTGAAATTTTATCAAGATTTTTATCTTTAGGGTTCTTTACATATTCATCTACAACTGAATCCCAAGTTTCTGGAGTTTCATTTGAAGCAATAATTTTTACTATTTCAAATGCAACTTCTTTTTGTTGTTTAGATAGCTTGCGGAGAGAATGTTTTTCTCTCAAAGATGCTTCTACTTTTTCTTGCAATCTTGAGGCAAGAACAAAATTATCTTTAATTTTCTCTATATTAAATAGTGAGGCTTTAGATTGTTTGCCTTGACCTTTTGGATTAATATTTTTTGTACTTTGAGGAATTCCAGTTGATCCAGATGGTCTTCCGGGTTCTGATCCTATTTTAGCTCCGCCAATAAGTGGTTGATAAAGACCTTGATCTTTTAATTCTCTAAATTTTTCTTGAGACGCAATTGACTCTTCCGTTTGCGGAAGTTTTCCAGATTCAATTGCAGCAAGACCCTCTTCTGGAGTTAAGATACCGAGTTCCATTAATCTTGTAAAAATTCTAGAATATTGAACATCATCTTTAAGATCAATATCTTCAAAGAATGGAGTTGGATAATTTTTAAATCCAAGATCTCTGCTGATTCTTCTAATTTCTGGATACAAGAAATTATTTAAGAAAGATTCTCTAGATTGTTTGAGTCTTTCAATAAACACTTGCACCTTCATGCTTCCATTAGCGAACTTATCATTTCCAATTAGAATATTATTTAAACCAACTAAAATATCTCTATCTACAACTTCATATTTTTCTGGTCCCATTAAATTGCCAATTTCTGGAATAACAAATTGAGCTTTTGTTGTATAATCTGCAATAAGAACCCGACCAACGCTTTGATTTGTAAATAAGTTTTGCATCGCTTCAAGATTCTTTTGATTAACTCCGCCTTTATCTGGATCAGTTCCCATTGTTACTAATAGAACTATTTGTTGCATTGTGCGAGCAATAGACATATCCATCTTTTTCATTTCTGCTTTCCAGTTAATATCTTCAAGAACTGGGAATCCCATTGGAACTGCAAATGGCTCGTAATCTTGTTTCTTATAAAATACAGCGCAAAGTCTATCGCGATCTAATGGTAGAGTTAAAATGCCAACTCTAGTTTTTGTAATAAGTTTTTGTGTTTCTGGCGGTAAACTTTCTAATACTTCTTTATCTTCTGGAGTCTTTGGAGCTTTTAATCTTTCTAATTCATAATCTGTTAAAATTTTATAATATCTTCCTACTGAAAAATTAATTGTTCCACCAATTTGAACATCAGCTGGATTAATAATATTATATCTTGCTGGTAACATAACATCCGCAGCTTTTGCAGATAATCCAAAAGTTTGAGTAATTCTATTAACATCTTCTGGTTTAATTTTTGTATCAAAACGATAAATAAATACATTACCACTTCGATAATATTCACGGAAAAATTGATCAAGCAAATCAAATATATTTATTTTCTTTAACCATGCGCTAAAAAAATCTCTACTTTTTTGACTTCCACCTTTAAAATAAATATTGCTACAAGAAAATTCTGTCATTAAATCAATAGTGTTTCTAAATACTGCAAAGTTATAATAGCATTTTTGGCAGAGAATGACCGCGTCACGGACATTCATATTAGAGCTATTAGATATACCAGTTGAATATCTAAAAGGAATTAAACCACTATCAATATTCCTATATCTATCTGTTCTAATAATATCAGCTGATACATTTCTTCTGAGTTGGGTATGAGAAGCATCTCCAGAGTCTGAACCGTAAGCTGCAGCTTTAGCCTCGTAAGTAGAAGCATCTGCTACCATTAGAGGTTGGATTTCTTCACTTTTTACGATTTTTTCTTCTTTTTTAGATTTTTTAGCCATTTTTATTCCTAAATATTACACATTATCTTATCATAATAGGCGAAAAAGTAGCTTCTGCCTGTACGGTTTGAACTGTCATCATATCATTATAGCACTTTATTGCCCAATTTGCTAACATAAATGCTGAATAATTATCTTTTCTGGCTTTATTCGCTGATACGCTTCTTTTTAAATGTTGAGGTAAATCGAAGCTTTGAGTACCACGGCTAGTAGCTGAGTGTTCAATTAATACGCATTGTTTTTTCGTCTGATAGATAAAGTCGTCTTGATTTTCAATAAAGTCTAAAACTGTCCAATCCTTCTTATCATCTACTTTCATTAAATCTAATGGTAAATTTAACCCTACTGTTTGATTAAATGAGGTTTCATCTGAAGCTGTTCTACTTGCAAACCATACTCTTTTATAATCAATACAAGCTTGTAAATATTCATTCGCTTTACGAATAAAATTACTTGTGAATACTTGATTAAATGCTATTCTTTTGTCATCTAAATTATATTTATTTTTAGCGTTTTTAATCATCAAATCATAATCTACGCCTTCTAGCTCTGAGTCTATATCTAATGTTTTAATTTCTAATCTATTATTTTTAAATAAAGTAGATTGATTGCATGCAGATAAAAATGTATCCGCACCCGCATTATCAAGAACCATAAATACAATATTAAAATTAGTTAAAATATAATAAAGATAATTAACGTGATTTTTTAAATTACCAAGACCTGCATAAGTATGAACTAAAATACCTTGACCCTTTTCCTCATCTAGTTCCATAACTGCCATAGCAAAATAATCCGCATTAGGACTATCACTCATATTAGGATCAATTCCTAGGATATATTTTTTCTTAGCGTCGCCCTTCATTAAAGTATGAGGTGATTCTCCAGTTTTTAATGTACATTCTTCCATCTTTTTTGCGTTAAAATAACTATCACTACCATCTGTGAATTGTGCGCAATATTCTCGTAAGAATCCACTATGACTTGATCCGCCAGCTTGAGCTTCTTCAATAATTGTTTTATCAATCATTTCTTCTGGAAGAGCCTCGTAACTTAATTGACTAACAAAATATGTAGCTTCACCTCTTTCTGGACTATTAATTTTCTCACACCATTCATTATAGGTTTTATAAAGATTTTCAAATGTATAACTTGCAGATGAAAGAGCAATCATCTTGCTTGTATTTTCAAATACCATTCTGCCTTCTTCTTTCATTAATCCTTCTGATATTAGTTTATCTTCAAACTCGCGAATTTCCATTCGTTCTTTCATATTCTGTGGGGCTACCAAGAATGGCATCAAAACATTTTTAATAATTTCTTCTGGAAGCAAAAGAAACTCGTCAAGTACAAGAATGTTCGCGCGAAAACCTCGAATTTTTTCTCCGTTAAGAGGAATAGCTACAATGCTTCCACCGTTTATTTGCCATTCAAATTGATCATTTCTTTTAGCTTTTGCGCCAAAACATTGAGCTAATAGTTCTGCTCCTTTACTATCTACAATTTTTTCTAGATTATTAAAAATAAAACGGGCAGTTCTAAATGTTGGACCAGCAATTAAAATTTTAGTATTAGGTTCAAATACGCATTGAAGAAAACAAAATACTGCTGCCATAAATGATTTACCACAACCACGACCAAACACGCACATATTAAAATTTCTATTCATTAAAGCTTTAAGATGTAATTCTTGATATGAAGCTAATTTAACCCCGCTAATAAGTTCTGTTGTAAATCCTAAGTTAGCTCTGAGAAATTTAGCTAAAGTAATTTTGGCTTCTTTATCATTAAGAAAACCCTTTAATTGTGAAAGTTCTGCGTTCACATCTTTGACTTCTCTTATATATTTATCTGGACAATATATCATAAAATTTTCATATCATAAGCTAATTGTAGGTCTATCTTCTTATAGAAACAGTTACTTGCAAAAATAGATTCAATTATTCTAGTCATCTCTCCTCGACCATCAACAAATAGAAATTGTAAATTATCATAATTTTGTAAAAGTTCTCGCACATTATGGAATATATATTCTGGTGTTGCTTTTATTTTTTTGCTAATATGGGGAAGATATTGGAAGCTCAAAGCACTTGTTAATTTTTCTTCGACCATAACAATGATATAAGAATTATTCTTTTTCGCTTTCTCGATTTCATTTTTAAATCTATCAAAATTCTTGACACTAAGAGTGCTAATAAAATCGCTAAGACTTTTTCTTTCTATAAAGCAGCCACAATTATCATTTGAGCAAGCATAATCTCCAAATCCAAGAGTTTTAATTTCGAATGGCGTATTGAATTTAAGCCAGCTTTGTTCACGAGTATCAACATAGATTGTATCTTTGTTTGTTAATTTATTTTTAAAATGATCTCCTACAAGATTAGCATGAATGAATTTATTCTCTAGACCAATAGATGAGCAAATGTCATAATAATCTTTAAATATACTATTATAAAATATAATAGATGGCGCCATGATAGTTCTAAGTTCGACTTGGGTTGGAGAATATATAAGATTTTTAACTTCTTTTCTTTTGATTAATAATTCTTTGCAATACTCTTGAGCTTTTTCTGGAGTTTGGGCCTTGAGCCACTTCTTCATATTATTCTTATCATTAAAATCGCTATTTAAATATTGTTCTTTAGTTTTAAAATTAATTAACTCATTGGTTAATAAGTCTCTACGCTCAAAATACTTTTGATAGTATTTAACTTTATTAAGACCATATCCTTTTAAAGCCATATGAAGAGCTTTATCATCTTTAAATTCTTTACCATCAACTTTACATATAACTGACATAAATTATCCGTTCAATATTTCGTCTCTAGAAATTCCCAAAATTTTGCATTTAACTTCTTCCATAGTGGATAGTCTGTCGATTTCTTTTTCTAAAACTTGCTTTCTCATTTCAGCCATTTTTAATAGTTTTGCTCTACTCTCTTCTTCTTTCCACATCTGAACAAGATTAATAACTGAAGCTGTTTCTTTAACTTGTTTGCTAAGTCTTTCGCTACGCTTTACTTTAAGATCATTATTTAATTTTTGCTGACGATTGACGCAATCATTATATTCTTTACGAGCGGTATTACTTGCTTCTACTAGAGCCATTGGAATCTTACCATCTTCTTGGATAGCCATATCAATTTGATCTTGTAACACAGTAATTGTTTGTTGAATATTAGACGATATTAATACTTCTGTGCAAAGTACAATATATTGATCAACTTCTTCTTGAGTTAAATCTCCTTTATTGTATGTATATCTTATAAAACTACTTTCGAATAATTCTCTGTCTGGTTCATTGTCGTAAAGATTAATTTGATGAATGAAACGATGAGTATTCATATAACCAATAAGCGCATTAGTTTCTCTTTTTTGCGCATGGGTTATTTTTGTTTTATCAATTCCATCCATAACGTATTTATTAATTTTAGCTATAGTTCTTTCTTCGCTGCGAGGTGGTTTATAAATTCCATTTACAACTTCTTCATTTTCATTATTATTAAATTTTATATTACTTGGTATAATCTTCATGTATTCAAGAATACTTCTTGTTTCTTGAGATAGATTTGTCAATGTTTCATTTTTAAATAAAATTTTAGCCATCTCTAATCCAGTCATTGTGTGGCAATTATTGCTAATATATTCTTTTTGATCGTTATCTAATTCTTTAAGACCTTTAGCTTGGTATTCATGACTTTTTCTTGGCTTAATAGATCTGGATGCTAAAAATTCTTTAACAGCTTTGCCCTCTTTGCTTCTGCCATCAAGATCGTCTCTATCAAAAGCTAACTTAACTAACTCTACTAACGATGGTGGATTATCTGGACGATTATTCCATTCATTTAATAGTTTTAATTGTTGCTCTTCTGTTAGCTCTGGTAAATTTTCGCTCATATTAGTGGATGTCTATATCTCCGTTATATAGATGTTTTTTAACTTTTACTATAATAATCTTTTTAATATTTTTAATTTGTTTGTATCCTGCAATTCTATTCTTTTCGCTTGTTCTGTATCCCATTAATTTTGCTGTTTGCTCCTCATCTTTACCTTCAATATATAAATGCTGATATACTTTCCATTCAATTGGTTTTAAAACTTTTTGCATTTTAGTATGAATATTCTCTGCGGTTTTTTCCATATTAAAATTATCTGTTGGCTTGTCGTTAATTTCTTGATGATGATTTTCTATACTAAGAGTTAATTTTGTATCGTGAGCATTCTTTTTGCTTTTTTCCCAATTTGCATAAAGTGGACAAGCCTTACATTGACTTGAGTAAATCGCACAACCATCTTCACCTTCGGCTGCTGCACATTTAAGACAAGGACGCGTAAAATTACTATAATTATTTCTAATTAAATTTTTAATCTGATTACTTATGATTCTATTGACCCAAGGCGCAAGAGGTTTTGCAGCGTCGTATAGATGCCATTTTTTGTAAATATGTATTCGCAGGATCTGCGATACATCACTAAAATCCATCCAATTAATTGCTGTTAAATTCCACTTATTTTTTCTTTTGATAATTTCAGAATTTATTGAATCAATTAGACTCTCAAAGGTAGGCTTTTTAGCCATCTTTGCGTCCTCGTGAGGAACGTACAGATCCAGCTTCTCTTTTGAAGTCTTCTAAAAATTTCTTACGATCTGCTTTTGTAGTTGGTTTTCCTTGTATTTTTTCTCTTTTTGCTCCGCCTCTTGAGCTTCCAATGATATCTCCAATTTTAGTTTTAGTCGAGGGATATCCTTGATCAATTTCAACGTCTAATCTACGAATTGGCGGAACGCTATTGACATCATTAATATCATCTTCAGGATCATCAAAATCAGGATCTGTATCTTCATCTTGTGTATTTGTTGCTTTTTGTAATCTTGGAGAAATCTTCTTAGGTGCAACTGGTTTATCTGCTGTTGGTTTTTGAAGCAAAACTTTATTAACAACTAGCTTATCAAAGGGTGTTCCGCATGAACTGCAAAATTTTGGTTTAGAAGCTGAATAACTAGTTGGACTACCACATTCTGTACAATATAATTTTAGCATAATACTAATTATACTTAAAATTAATTAAAATTTCAATATTTAATTAGTGTAGTTCTTCGAATTTTTCAATAATATAGGCTAAAATATCGTTTCGCATAATATCTTCTCTGCCAAATTTAAATGTATGGATGCCTTTGTCAGCACTCTTTTTATCATCAAAAAGATTATATGTTTTTTCAAATCCGCTATTTTTAATATCTGCTTGTCTAATATCTCCAATTAATATTAATTTACTAAATCTACCCATTCTAGTAGTAATTAACAATAAATCATGTATGCTTAAATTTTGAGCTTCGTCACAAATAATATAACTAGCATTAATACTTAATCCTCTTAAAAATCCTACTGGCAGTCCTTTTACTCGTTCTTGCTTTAAGAGCATTTCTACTTGATTCTTTGGCAATAATTCGTAGAGTTTATCCATTAATGGTTGCAGATAAGGATCTAATTTACTATGAAGATCGCCCTTAAGAAAACCTAGATTATGAGAAGAACTTTCTACAGGATTACGAACATAGAATATTTCGCCTATTTTTTTACTATTAATTGCGTTTAAAGCTGCGTATACACTAAGGAGACTCTTGGCTGTTCCTGCTGGGCCTTTGCAGAATACCATCTTAGTATTCTTATCTTGAAGTAGTTGAATAAATTTCTTTTGATTATCTGTCCATTGTAATTCGCGAATAGTTAAGAAACCTTCAATTTTATCTCTTTGAGGAACAGGAACCGACTTATCTTCTTTTTGCTTGTTCTTTTTAGACATGCGACTTACATATAATGTTACACGTATTATACTAATATAGAATTTTTATTAAAAGCCTTAGTTTCTTTGTCGTGTTGGTCTATAAAATTTTTAAAGTCTTGTAAAACTTCTCCATTGCCAATTGATGTTATATATAATGTTATTGCTTCATTTTTTTGTTTATATTGTTGGTATTTTTTAAAAAAAGAATCTAATGAAGATGGAAAAACTCTTATATTTAAATATTTTGGAGAAATACGCGTTGAAAAATCGGTTGAATATGTTTCGCCCATCATGTTTAAGTATCTAGTATCTGCAGAGATTTCTTTGCAATATTTTATTAAAGTTTGTTTATCGTTAGAAAATTCAAATTTTGCATTAGTAATAAAAGCTCTATATCCATTTTTTGTTTTATATATTCTTAAATTTAAATTATTTTTAATATAAAAATCATTACATTTTTTAAATAAATCTTCTTGTTTTATTGAGTCTATATCAAAAACTGCCATATTGGGGATAGTTAATATTAAATGCTCTGATGAAAAGGTAGCATTTTCTATAGATAAATCCATATTATGGTTTACACAATTTAGTGTAAATAGATTAACTGTGGCATATCTCAACGCAAACATACCTCCTATTGAATGTTACGTGCGTGGCAACTATATGAGGAATCAAGAAGATAGTTTTGATAAGAAATACAGATGTTTAATTTTTGGGGTTACAAGTTTACCTAGTCAAGTTCCACTTTTTAATTTCCTTATGGAAGATGGTGGAATTTGGTGGCATGCTCCTATTAGCGCTTTTTGTTCAAAAGAAGACGCTCCAGATATGGAGTTAACTGAACTAGAACTTTGGGATAGTTTTAGTTATCATATCTCTGTAACAACTTTTTATTTATTAGAAAATAAAGTAGTTAAATATACTGGACGAAGCGGAAAAGAATATAATGGTCGTTATTTGTTTACTCTTGATTGGGCGCATAGTGATTATAATGAATTGAATTTTGGATTTAGTCAAAAGCCAGATCAACATAAAGCTGGCCATGTTATAAAACTCGACAATGGCAATTTCGCAATACAACCTAACAATAGAATAAAAGTATTCGATCCAAGCTTCGCAACAAAACAAAATGAATTATTGTTGCAAAGAAAAATAAACTCTCATATTTATACTTCTGAAAATAGCCCCAAATGGGTTACTGAAGATAGTGATAATTATGATTATAAAATACAGGAGATAAAATGAATCATAGTATTAATATAACTAATAGAAATATTCTCGAAGGAGAAAAGGCTAATCCTCAAAATTGCGCTATCGCTAGAGCAATTAAAGGTAAAATGAAAAAAAAGATAACTGATATATCAGTATTACCAAGTCATGTTACCTTAAGAATAGATAAAAAAATATTCGTTGCTAAAATGCCAAAAGCGGGCGCTAATTTTATTAAAAGATTTGATCGTGGACAAGCTGTAAATGCTTTTGAATTGAATTTAAAATTCAAAAAAGGTTTCGCTTTAGTTTAATCCAAAAGAATAATTTCCGCCAGTAGAACTAATAATTGACTTGAGTGTAGAGTTTGGATGTTTATCCATGGTCTTAATATAAAGTTTTATTTTTTTGTTTATTAATAATTTTTCTAATAAATACAATCCATCTTTTGTTTCTGGATCTTGTAAATCACAAAACCAATAGATTGCATCTACGTCTTGCATAGCTAGGTTTTCAAATGCTCTAAAGACTCTTGTTTCTGGAGCAATAACACATCCATCAACATAATCTACCACTGCATTAGGAAAGCTTTTCTTAACTTCTTTCTCTACCATTTCAGTATAAGGAGACATACTAAAAGAAATATCAAATAATACTCCTAGTTTTTTGGCTTTTATATTTGATCCAAATACTTTGCCTTCTTTTAATCCATTTCCTCCGCCTCCATTACCAAAACCATTTCCTCCAGTTCCATTACCAGCACCACGCCCACCTAATATTGAACCTAATCCATCTGAACTATAGCCATTAACTCCCGCCACTTTGCCTTCTTTGTATATAACTTCTTTGCCTGATTTTATTTGTTCTTTTGATTCTGCTGTTACAAAATGAATAGGTTTTTTAGAATAACGAGATGTTATAACTGGCGCTGGTGCTATTACTATATTTTCTATTGGTAAATTTATTTTTTCGCTAAATACATTTAATCCAGCTGAAGTTGAGCTATTAGAATCATTATCTTGAGAGTTTTCTGCAAAATCTGGCTCTACAGAATCAATTGATTCACTTGGCGCAGAATCTGCTACGGCTTTCTCTTCTATATCTTTTGTTGAAATCTCAACATAAACCCATTCTGGAGCTTTCTCTACCCCTTTAAACATTATATATTTACTTCCAAGGAATAAACCTATAAGATGAACTGCTAAAGCTATAAGTATATAATTTTTGGATTTTAAAAATGGCAAGTATTTTTCTATTTTATTAAAAATATTATTAATTTTTTGACTTAAAAGTAATAAACTATTAACTGCATATTTGTAAGTTATACTTATAAGGGCTATAAAAATATCAACATATTTAGTAAAATTAAAGCTATTAGATGATAACCCTAGATTATTGTATATAAAACTACAAATATATAAGACCACCAATAAGATAAATATACTACCCATTTAATGAGTATAGTATAAATTTATGAAAAATAAAAGAATAATTTAAGTAAGTATAGGAGGAGGTCCGGGAGGACCCCAACATTTATTTATACATGGTGACCAACAGTAAGAAACTGGACAAAAAAAACATATTTTATGACCAGCTGCATCGGTTGTACTTCCCATATAAGTATCTATTGGTCCAATAGTGCCACATCGACAATTATTCGCGGGTGCAGGGCACTCAAGAGCTGTAAGATTTTTATAACAACCAATAGTTTGATCATCAAATGGATATGCCATATAAATATATATTACACAAATATAAAAGCTTGGGCGCTAATAAATGTAAGACTTTTTTTATCAATAAGAAGCATAAGATCACTATACTTATCTAGCGCCGAAATGAATAAGGGTATATATAAGAAAGGGTTTAGGAGAAAAATAGTCCCCCGGATTTTTTTCTCTTGAAGGTTATTCTATTTTAATTAGTTTATATTGGTTTTTAGAAAAGGGGGGTATATATAAGGATATATAACATAAACAATTATTATAATAGGGGAGAATGATATAAACACCCCCACGGTCATTTAGAAAAACGAAGTGAGGTAAAGTTTTCAAAAATGGGGGTATAGCGTAAAAGATTTTGCTGATTATGCGTAAGTTGTTATCAATCAACGAAATTTAAATGGTAAAAATCCCTTGCACTATTCCTATTCTGTGATAGATTACCTATATGAAGAAATTAAGTAAATACGAACAACTCATCGCAAACCTCAACAAAGCTAGCCAAGACCTTAAGGATGCCTCTACCAAGGCCATCGCTACCCTTGACGCTCACGCCAACAAGGTGGAAGCTATCCACCAAGAGGCGATGAATAAATAATTGTTGACGAAACATAACCAGAAAGGCATACTAAGACCATGAAACAAAACCTCAAAATCAGTTACCAAACCTTCGGCGAAAACAATGCTTACCTTCTCGAAGGAAGCATCAAACAAATCAATCACTTCTTCAATAGTATCTACAATTGGGAAGGAACTAACGGCAAGTTGCACGACATGGGCAACGGCAAAGCGTTCTACTTCTACGCTCACCCAGATGATGTGAAGAAAGCTCTTGTTAAGGTTGCTCTTCATTCCTTGGTTAATAAGATTAACGCCAAAGGTCGCAAGGGTGGACTGATTGACCTTGCTACTACAAAGGCACAGAGCATCATCGATGAAATGACGCAAACTTGCTTCCTTTGGGGTGCGACTAGCTCCGAGGGATATAGTCTCGGCACTATCAGTGCAGAGAAGCCAAGTGATTACTGCGGTGCAATCAGCAATGGAAGGGACTAATAGTATGACAGCAGAACTATTCATCGTAGCACTCACAATACTAGGCGAAGCGAGGGGTGAAACCTTCGAAGGTATGGCTGGCGTTGCTAGCGTCATACAAACACGAATGGTAGAGCGTAAGCAAACAGCATCACAGGTTTGTCTATCGCCTAAACAATTCAGCTTCTGGAATGGTGGAGTGAGTGAAGCTACCAAGAAGAAGCTACTAGCAACAGCACAAGGTAAGAACGCTCTTTACCTTGCAGACCTTGTTATCCATAAGCAGATGCCAGACATTGTGCGTGGTGCTAACCATTACCATGCTGTGAGCGTCTCGCCTAAATGGGCGAAGGACACGAAACTTGTTGCGACTATCCGCAATCATAAGTTTTACAGATTGTAAGTTGACAAACTATAAAGGAGTGATAAGATAATCCTATGAATCAAACCATCATAACCATAAAAGATTTGATTGAGAATCTTGCGGAAGAAATTGAATCAGTAGTTGAATGCTGGAAAGATAAACCCATCAAAGGTAAAATCGCAGTCAATTGGAATCCTATGAAAACAGATTGGAGAAAATAAAAACTCTACCCTTGTAAGTAGCTGAATACCAACGACTTACGACGGGCGGGCAGCGTTTTCGTTGTAACTCGTTGATGGTCAATGAAATTTAAATGAAAAAATATCTTGCAAAATTTCTAAAATGTGATAAATTAAGAGTATGAAAAGAAAAACAAAACTCGAAATCCTCCTCGGAAATTTAGACAAAGCCTCGGCTGACCTCAAAAAAGCCGTTGAAGAATCACAAAAGAGACTCGATGAAAGTTTCTCGAAATACGAACACAAAGTTGAAGTTGCTCATCATAACTCTATGATAATCAACGAAAAACAAATTGAAGAAATAATTTGACTTTTGAGGATTTTCTGGTAAACTATATACATAACAATAAAAGATAACAAATAACAAAGAAAGAAAAAATAAAATGACTCATAGAATGATAAACTGGAATTTTCAACGAAAACAAATGCGTGAAAATATGCGAAAAAATATGGATACTACTGAATCCATCATAACTAACTCTAACAATACACCAAC